GGTTATGCCGATTGTGGCAGCGAAAATTCAAAGAAGGGTTAAGCATAAAGGATCTATGTAATTTATACATAAAGGGGATAGATTTTTGTATTTCCAATGAATACCCTACAAATGATTACCTAAGAACTCATTTTAAAGGCAAATGTGAACCTTTTGGAATATTCATAGACGATGATATAAAATTGAGGGATCCTAAAGATGTAGTGCTAAACGGGAAATGTACGGCAGATCTTGAATATTCCGGATTTTCTGTAGCACGCGTTTATGTTAGACATCTTTCTGATGCAAAGATAAGTGCTATAGGCCGATCATTTATTCTTGTTGATGCCTTCGATAACACAAGAATAGACCTAAAAACCCAGGGTAACGCGAAGGTAATTGTAAATCTATATGGAGAAGCTCATGTTACCTCTCATTCTGGGAACGTGACGATTAAAAACAGAAATAAAAAAACCTATTAAAATGACTGAAATATTACACTTACCTTTTGACGATCCGGAAGGATGTGGGAAGGCTTATGATTACTCAGAAAATCGTAAAGACGGGATATTAAAGGATACTTCTTTTACACTTGATGCCCATCAGGGAAAGGCATTAAGCTTGGATGGAGCAGGAGAATGTTTAGTTCCTTTAGATATACCTTTCAGCTCAGATTTTACTTTGACTTTCTGGGTTAAACCTAAAGGTAAAAACCTTGGGTGGCTATTAAACTTTGATGGTATCAATAACTACATAGAACAGTGGTTTACTGTTACGTCTGGTAAATGGATATTTCTTTCCTTCGTTAAAGAGGGTACATCTTTTAGAGTATATGAAAACGGAAGCGTAAAATACTCAGCCTCTATAGAGGGAACGCCAATAGGATTATCCTTAAATGATTCCAAAGTAGATGGTGGAAGCTACGCTTGTTTGGACGAATGTAGAATGTTTAATGTTTCCAAATCTCAAAATGAAATAATACAAATTTTTGAAGGCTCTTCAACACAACCGTCTGAAGGTTATTCTGATGTAAGATACTTAGTAAACAACGAAAATTTTGAAACGTTTGGGGTGTATGTTAGTGCTTCTTCTGGTATAATTGGAGGATTGGAAAAGAAAAACACGTTAAGCGTTGATTATTCAGACTATCATGGAGTTGTGGTTGATAAGACAAAACCTCGTTATAAAGAAAGGACAATTTCATTAACATGCTTTATACATGCTTTAAGCAAAAGTTCTTTTGTTTCTCAGGTTTACTCCTTTCTTGAAAAATTTGATGTTCCAGGAAATGTACAATTGAAGATAGAATATGACGGAATAAATAAACCTCTTATATATGAAGTTGACAGATCCAGCAGCATGGACATTGACAAAAAATGGAGCGAAACAGATATGTTTGGGACTTTCACTTTAAAGTTAAGGGAATGCGAACCAGTAAAAAGAGTTCTTCGATACATTGGATTAGGAACAGCGAGTATAACAGTGACAACTGCAAAGATGCTAAATATTTACTGGGGCGACTTGGTAAATTATGATATTTCAGGGGAAGATAAAACAGTAGCTCATGTATTTACAACAGGAGGCAACCACGACATTGTAATTACAGGAGTAATAGAAGATATAGAAAAATTTGACACTAATTGTATAGTGATATGGGACAAGTTACAGTAATAAAAAAAGACGGCACAGAAGTTAATCTAATTAGCACAAATCCATTTCGGGCTATTACTTCGATGACACAAGAGAAAGAATTGATGTCTAATGATTACATTAAGATACAGGCAAAAACCAGTGATCATCTTCAATTCGGAATTGGAGATAAAATCAAAGTAGGAGGTAAAGATTATACTATTCGCACTACAATTGAGAGTACAATTAATAACGATCATTACTATCTCTATGATATTACTTTTTATGGGGTTATGTACGAGCTCATTAATGTCATATACCGCAATTGTGATATTAACGGAGTATCAACGTCAGCGGATTTTGATCTAACTTATTCCCTAAAAGACTTCGTGAAAGTTATAATTTATAACCTTAATAGGGATTATCCTGGAATATGGACATTTGACGAAGAAAATTGTCCGGAGACAGAATCTAAAACTATAACCTTTGACAATCAGAATTGCTTACAAGTATTACAAACTCTTTGTTCTTCTGATAATTTCGATTACGGGTTTAGGATCCAACAAAACGAAGGGGTTAGAGAAATAAAGATAGGACAATTTGGAGATATTATAACACCGCCTAACAATGCGGAATACTTTGAGGTAGGTAAAGGGAAAGGATTATACACACTCAAAGAGGGGAAAGTCGATGATAAAAGTATAGTATCGAGATTATACGTAGAAGGAGGAGACACTAATTTACGTTCCGGATATCGTAATTATGCAGAAAGGCTACAGCTCCCCTATCCGCAACGAACAAATAGGAAAAGCCATACATTATGGGACGGAACAGTTATAGCGGCAGGATCGGAAACAATCGGGTTGGAAAATGATACAAAAAGATACTTTGAAGATTCAAATCTTAAATCTAAAATAGGGGTAATAGAAGACGTTGCTCAGACTGATGATATTTATCCTCATAGAACTGGGAAGGTTACGGCACTGGGTGAAGACATTTTCTCATTTGTTGACGACACAATGGATTTTGATCTAAATGAAGAAGATGAAGATGGTAATTCAAAATATCTAATAGCAGGGACTTCTGCTAAGATAACGTTTACATCAGGGTTGTTAGCTCAACAGCAATTTGAATGTAATTATTCTAACGAAACAAAAACATTCACCCTTGTTAAATATACAGACGAAAGAGGCGTTTCTTTTCCTAACGATTCTTTTTTAATTTCTGTTGGTGATAGTTATAAAATGACCGATCTGTATATGCCTGCTTCTTACGATGAAGACGCAGAGGAAGATCTCTGGTATTACGGTTATAACCTATTTCTTCAAAAGAGACAAGCACGTGTTCAGTATTCCCTTACTTTTAAGGAAGATTTTTTCAGGAGGTATTTGCCTATAGATTCAAACGCAGACCTATTCAGTGAAGGTGATTATATACCAATCAAAAACGAAAAGCTGGGTGTTGAAAAGAATATAAGAATCACAAAAATATCGCGTAATCTGATGATGAATTACGGATATATTCTAACAATCTCAGATACTTATTCTATAAGCATAATTAGTCAAATTGTTGAAGATGTTCTTAATCACGAAACGATAATTAAGCGTTACCACATGTTCGATATGTCTAAAGCAAAAAGAGGCTGGAGATTAACGCAGGAGCTAAAGGATATGGTTTTTGATGCTGATGGTTGTTTTGACACTGGGAATATAAGAGCTAACTCTATTTCTGGTAACATGCTGGCTATAGGTACAAAATCGCAGCAATTCGTTCTAATAGAAGTTATTTTACAGGCTAATGTCAATGGCAATGCAAATGTATTCAGCGCAAGCAGTGGTCTGTTGTACCATTTTGAGATTAAGAATACAGACGGAACCCCTTGGAAACTTACCGGAACAGAAGTAACGCTTTTGGAAGAAGACGGTGGATATTATGTCTATGCAAAATGTAGTAAAATAAATGACATTGGCAGTTATTATATAACACAAGAACAAATACAGGCAGAGCCGGAAATAGATCCGAATAATTATTACTTCTTAATTGGAATAATAAGCTCTGTTATAGATGGAGTTCGTGATTTCCAGACACAGTATGGTTATACGAGAATTAACGGAAGAGTTATAACTACAGGGAGATTAGTCTCAGCAAACGGGGAGACATATTTTGACCTTGACACAGGAGAAATAGGGGGAACAATCAAGTTTTTGGCATCTGATGGAAAACTAAAAAATGTATCAGAAATTGACAATAAATTAATAGACATAGCCAGCGATTCGAAGTTTACACCTGTTGAAAAAATAGCCGTAAAAAAAGAATGGGAAGCAATAAAGTCTGAAAAGACTATAAACGATGCGCAGGCTGATAATTTTGGAATAAGCAAGACAGCTTATGGAACAGCTTACACAAGATTAAGTAACTACATAACGCCTTTATTATCCGATATGACTACTACTTCTGATATTGTTTCAGGAACTTTCGTAGGGTATTTTAAAGCCTATTATAATTCACGAACTAATTTACTTAATAGTATTGCCCTCACTACTCAGGATGCGGCAGACGCAGCAAGGAAAGCAGCAGACGCAGCTAATGATTTGCTGGCAGATATTTCTGACGATGGGAAACTTACTCCTGACGAAAAAACAAAGGTGTCGCAGGAATGGGCTTTGATTGTTGCGGAAAAGCCAAAATACGATGCTCAGGCAGATGCTTTTGGGATAAGCAAGACAGCTTACGGAACAGCTTATTCAAATTTGAACAGTTATATATCAACACTAAATTTATCAACCTCAGACACAGAAGATATTGTCAGAGCTACATTTAAATCTAAGTTTGCAGATTATTATGACGCAAGAACTGATCTTTTAAATGCTATAGCAACAGAAAATAAAAGTTCTTCTAAGGCAGCTCAGGATGCGGCAGACGCAGCAAGGAAAGCAGCAGACGCAGCTAATGATTTGCTGGCAGATATTTCTGACGATGGGAAACTTACTCCTGACGAAAAAACAAAG